CCCGCGGGGGGTAGGGGGGCCAATACGGAGAAACCCTCTGTCTGCGCAGCCTCCCGGGCGGAGCGCGTCCCCCCTTGGCTACAATGAGCCAATGACCACCGCGCCACTCTCGCCAAAAAAAACCGTGTTTCTCGATAACTTCTTCGCAAACGGCTTTAACGCGTCCAGGGCTTATATAGACGCTGGATATTCTCCCGTCGGCGCAGACGGTAACGCTAGCAGACTGATAGCAAACGATAGGGTCCAGTCGGAGATAGCTCGTAGACTGCAAACGCTGGCAGATGATAGCGACTGGACCGCGCTCTCCGCGATCTCTGCCTTCCTCGCGATCGCGCGCGATCCTGCGAGCCGACCCGCGGACCAGATCGCCGCGTACCGCGAGGCTAGCCGCGTTGCGGGCCATTACGTTGAGCGGTCAATTACCGTCTCCGCGTTCGTTCACCCTGGCCTTGTTGGCCGTACGCCTGAGCAGCTTGCCGCGGCACAAGAGGCGTTGTTTCCCGGGTCTACGGGGAAACGTTCGCCTGCGTTGCCCGCGGGGGCAGGCGTAGGCGTGCGCGCTCGCGAGGGCGTTGACGGTGGCGGTTGACGGTGGCGGTTGACGGTGGCGGTGGATGATGGTGGTTGGTGGTGTGGATGAGGGTGTTGGTGGACGGTGTTGGGCGATGATGGTGGTTGTTGGTTGAGGGTGGCGTTGGTGGTTGGTGTTGGTGGTTGGTTGGCGTTGGTGGGGGGGTAGGGGTTGTTTGTTGGTGTGTGTGTGTGTGTTGTGTGTGTAAGCCCATTTTTTCTGCGCAGGTATTTTTAGAAAAGGGGCATGTGTGCGTTTCTTGCTGACTGGGTTGCGTGCGGTATTCGGGTATTCTCATGTTTACTTTAGTCTGGGGGGGATTTAGTACGCGTGGTTACTGCGGTTGTCTGGCCTGCCGGTCCTTCGAAGGCTCCGCGTTCGAGGGCTATGCGTTCGTTGGCCTGTATTTTCGCGGGCCGCGATTTCCAGCGTTGGGCGCATCGTTACGAGGAGGACGGCAGGGACGGCTGTAACGGCTTCGTGTACGCTGTGCAGCGGACGGTGGTGTGCGAATGCGCCTGCCACGGGAGGGGGGGGGCTGTTTGATGGTTGAGGTAGGCGATAAGGTGAAGGCTCACCACCCCTATACGTACCGGCCAAACGGATGCGAAAAGGCGACGGTTATTCATATCGCATGGGATAAAGCGGAGGACCACATTATGGTTCATCTGGCTTACGACACTGGCGAGATGGACTCTGCTTATCTGGACCAGTTCCATCCGATGGCGAACAATAACGACCCGATGTATGTGAAGGCTGTCTGAGGCCCTCCGGGCTAAGGTGCGTTGCTATAATCAGGCGCATGACCACTGCGGTAGCTGACTACACGCTCCACGATTTCGAGCGGGCCAGGGTAGCCGCCTCGTTCGAGGTTTTCCTTGAGCATGTAAAGATCCTCGAACCGCCACCTGGCGGCGGCAAGATCGACTTCGTGATGTGGGATCATCTGAAGGAAGTCGCCATCCTTCTTGCTACCGAGAGGCTTCTTTCTTTCGGCAAGGCGCGCCAGCTCGGGCTTACCTGGATTCTCGCGGCCTACTCCGACTGGAAGGCGATGTACCACGAGGGAGCGGTAGTCCTTCTGTTCTCTCAGGGGCAGGCCGAAGCGGGCGTATTCCTGAGCAAGTGCAAGTTCATTTACAACGAACTCCCAGAACACCTGAAAGTCTCGCTTGGCACCGATTCATCTATCGCGATGACGTTCCCGTCGATGAACTCCAAGATCACCGCACTGCCCTCAACCCTGAATGCGGGCCGTTCCGAGACGGCCACGGTTGTGATCGAGGATGAGGCTGCATTCCACGAGCATCTGGACGCCAATTACGCTGCTGTCAAGCCGACTATCGATGCGGGCGGGCAGTTGATCCAGGTATCGACGATCAACAAGAAGAATCTTGGTTCCCTCTTCGCCCAGATATTCCGGGATGCGTGGTATGGCAAGGGGAAGAACGGGTTCAAAGCGGCGTTTTATGGCCCGTTCTGCCGACCTGGCAGAGACGACGCGTGGTACAGGCGGATGCGCGCCGAGGCCCCTGATACGTCAGAGATGTCGGCCGAATTCTTCGTTTCGCAGGAGTACCCGCGAACCGTCGAAGAGATGCTTGCGCCGTCGCGCGTGTTGTCGGCTTTCGATCCGGAGGCTCTTGCCGCCATGCTCGAAGATGTGAAGAAGCCAGTCGAGACACACGGCCCGATCAATATCTACCAGAAGCATTCTGTCGGGAAGCGCTATTCCGCCGGGTCCGACGTCTCGCATGGCGTCGGGCAGGACTCCTCGGTTACGACGATTCTCGACGTCGGCACTGGAACAATCGTGGCGGACATTCACTCGAACGTGATCTCGCCTGAAGAGTTCGCTGAACGGTCTGTCAAGCTGATGGAGATGTACGACAACCCCATCTGGGCTATCGAGCGGAACGAATGGGGAATCCTCGCTGTCAGGAAAGCACAGGAACTCGGCTATCCCCGGCTTTACGAGCCTAAAAACAAGGGAGGGAAGCCGACCGGGCGTGTAGGCTGGGACACGAATGCTCTGACCCGTCCGCTTATGTGGGGAGAGTTGATCGATGCCGTCAAGCAAAGGCTAATCAATATCCTGTCTGCGCGCGGCCTCGAAGAGTTTTCTGCTGTCATCCGCAACCCCGATAAGGAAGGCCGAATTGAGGCTATGCGGGGCGCTAACGACGACTACCCGACGTCAGCCGCCATCGCGTTCCAGATGCGCCACCACGCATACGGCGGGCGTCCGCGTAAGATAAAGTCAAAGAAGTTCGGTAAACGCGTTCGCGAGATAATGAGCATCAGGGCCTAATGCCGACAACCCCTGTAAAAATCACCAATATCCTTGAGGCGATCAGGGACCAGGAGCAGGCGCAGGACGCCCTCTGGAAGCGCATGGACCGCGATTACATGCGGTATCGCGGCGACCCCTTCCGCCCGAATCCCGAAGAGGGGATCGAAGAGGTTGACGTCTATACGTCCAATGATTTCCGCACTATGGCCGACAAGGCCGTTGCGGTTCTCGCCGAATCGGACGACCTCCACCGGGTAATCAGCGACCACGAAGACTCAGAGTCCCGCGACGCTGACAACAACGCCGAGCGGCTTTCCATCGGTTTTTTCGCCGCTGGCGATATGCGTCTCAAGACGTCAGGGAAGCCCGGTTTCAAGGCCCAGCTTGCGTGGAACTCTATTGTTCGTGGTGGCTATATCAACGCGCGTGCGATCCTCCGCAAAGACGCGGCGGGCGAGACGATAGTGGACCTTACGCCCTACGATCCCCGCCATATCGTCGGCATATCAGACGAAAACGGCCCCCTGTGGGCAGCGATCATCAACCGGCGTTCGCGGGCTACCATAAAGAGGCAATATCCGAACCTCACTGTTGACAGGGGCCGGGGTTCGGGCGGGCAGTTCGCATCCGGGTCGGGGTCCGATCAGTTCCAGATCGTTGACTACTGGGAGCGCGTCCAGAAGGCGGCGGCCAAGAAGGATAAGTCGGGCGAGGTTTTGGCCCCGAAGTTCGAGTGGCACAACGGAGTCATCATCGACTCCAAATGGGCAAAGAAGATGGTCAACACCTTTGCCGAAGCGCCGCAGCCCATCATGCGCTCGAACGGCTACAACGCAGGAGTTGGCAACTACTCATTCCAGGAATCTAACGGTGTCACGCGCGAGATCGTCGGCATCGCGGACTGGTCGGAGTCCATTTTCGCCGCCAACAGGGGCGTGGTTGAGGCGAAGAGCCGTATTCTCACCTACACCCTCGCCCTCACAGCGAAGACCGTCGCCGCGATCTACACGCTCACATCGCCCGAAGGCACTGCCGAACTTGACGACTCTCCGAACGAGCGCAATACAGTCATCCACCTTCCAGACGGCACATCGCTTGACCTTCTCGAAGTTGCCCAGACCGGGCAGGATGCCAACAAACTCCTCGGCGCGGTCATTCAGGAAGCAATCAGGGGCGGCCTGCTCGACCCTTCCGAGATCGCGGGCTCCAACCCGTCTGGGCGCGCCCTCCGCATCATGTCGCAGATCCTTCGAGAGAAGCTGGCTCCGCACGAGCGCGCCGTCAGGGACGTGATGGACGCCGCCTCGGCTGCCCTGCTTGCCCAGTATGCAACGGGCCGCTACAGGCCCATCAAAGCGGTTGGCGTCAGCCACGATCTCGAAGGCTTCAACCGTGAAATCAAACCAGAAGACATCAAGGGCCACGGGCCCGTCCAGATCGAGTTAGTCCCGATCCTGCCCGAAGACGACTTCGAACGCATCCAGATGGCTGCGCTGGCCTCTCAGCCAGGGGCAGATGGCATGGCGCTAATGCCAAGGCGGAGCATAGATACACGGGTTCTTCGAGTGCAGGATGCCAACCTCGAAATACGCCGCGGCATGGCTGACAAGGCCCGCACTCTCACCCCGATGACCACGCTGGTGACAATGCTTGAGGCGGCGGTTGAGCGGGCGGATGAGGCTGTCGTCGCGTTCCTTCTGGACGAATTGCAGACGCTCCAGCGCCAGAAGCAGATGGAGGAGTTCGCCCGCGAACAGGCGTTCGCTGGCCTACTCGATCAGTCAGGCATGAATCAAGCGGCCCAGGGGGTAGGCGGAGCGCCCGCCCAGAACGGCGCTCGCGGAGGCGGGCAGGGCAGCCCCCGCAACCCGCTTGGCGGCATGGCTCCTGAGAGCGCGCCATTGTCAGGACAGCCCATCGCGGGCGAGAATACAGGCGCAGGCAGGCCGATAGTGGTCGATGGGCAAGACACCGGATTGGTAGTCTGATAGCGAGGTAAACGATGAGAAAGTACGTACCAGACCGAAGTGGGCATCCTGCAACTCTTGCAGGCACGGCAGGGCATCCCGCCAATCGGAACATCGGCCTAGCACCGCGAAGGAGTCAGTAGTGGCAGAAACACCCGTACCCCCCGCCCAGTGGGGAGGCCTCAACTATTTCCTGGTCAACTATATTGACCAGAATGGCAACAGCCAGGTCATCCTTGTTCCGACTGACAGCCGCAACGAAGCGACACTCCGTGTCACGGATGCGCTTTTCGCGAAGGGCATTCTCTCGGCTGAGATGGTTAAAAGAAGCGATCACCCGAACGTGAACAGCTTAGAACCCCTCAGCGGGTTCACGCCTCCGCCTGATCCTACTGAGGCCCCCATTGAACAACTTGGCCCCGGGGGCCAATTCGGCGCATTTCTCAGCCAGTTGGCTTCCCTGGGCACTCCGGCAGGGCAGGGAGCGTCCACAGCGGGGCAATTCCTCCGCAGGCGGTTCAATCCTATGCAAGACCTCTTTATGGCTACGGAGGCCACTACTCCTGTGAGTCAGCAAATAGGAGCACCCGAGGCACGGTTTCAGGATTTCCTTACAGCTCGTGGCGGAGTAGGGCAGATGCCCGGTTCTTCACGGGACTTGTTCAACAGGCTTGCGAATGCTGATATTGGAGCTGGAGGCCTTGGGAGTCCGGGCTTCCTCGAAAGGCTGCGTGCGCCAACCATGGAATCCGATGCTATCTCTGCTCGGAACCTCGCGCTTGAGGCGCGGAATGTGTCGCCTTTCCTGAACCGATTCGCTCCCTCCGCCGGGCAAATGCTTGGTGAGTTTGCTAGCGCAGGCGCGCCTACGGAGCGCGGCGGATTCCTTGAATTCATCCGCAGCAGGCTGGGCGGGTTCTAGTGGCCCAGCAGGCTTTCCCGAACTTCAATCGCACGAACCCGTTCTTTGAGTTCTTCGAGACGACGCCGGAAGGCCGCCGGGCGAACTTCTTCGCCCGCATCAACCAGCCGCTCAACTTCGGCACCACGAGCTTCGCCAACCAGCAGTTCCACCAGAGCGAGAACGCTTTCCTTGGTTCTCTCGGCAGGCAGATACTCGCTGGGCAGCCTCCGACAGCCACGTTCCAAGACGAACTCAACAGCAACTTCAACTTCGCCCGCCAACTCCGCCGCGCACCAACCTCGCAGACGGGGCGGGGCACGTCGCGGTTCGCCTCGCCGGGCCGCTTCTTGCTGTCTCTGTAACTGAGGGGCTAAGTGCCACAACACCCTGATGAGTTCCTCGAAGACTTCGCCAACCTGATGTTTCCCGATGCTGGCGGGCAGGTCCGCGTAGCCGACCCGAAGAAGTTCGAGACGTGGGTTGAGGCCAAGCATGGCGAGTTCAGGGCGCGCGAGGAAGGGA